TGCAGTTTGATGAGTTTTACAGGGCAGCATCAATGGGGTGGCCGGCAAAGCTACTGTGATCGGTTTGCAGAAGTTCTTGAACGGGGGTGGATGGTGACCGAGAACACTGACACTGTGGCGGTAAAGGTTTCGATGAAAGACATTTACCTTGAGGTTCAACGGCAGGGCCGGTTGCTTGAGAAGATTGCTAACAGCCTGCCTGACTCGGAGAGCAAGATTGATGACCATGAATCGCGGATCCGTAAACTGGAGATGCGGATGGGTTGGGCTGTGGGCGGGTTCGGTTTGGTTGCGGCAGTAATGCCCTGGATTGTAGGAGCGCTTGGATGAAACCTTCATGGAAGATTCGTAGGCGCTACATTTTCGCGGCCTTTAGCTTGGGCGCGGTCATGCTCATCGCGGGTAGCGCTGCTGTCCTGCTGAACAATGACAGTGCAACTTCAGACCTCATCACTGGTGGGGTAGCATTGGTAACATTGGTTCTCACCAGCTACATTTTCGGGGCTGTGTGGGAGGACAAGAAGAAGGAGAACCCTGATGGATAAGTTGAAAAGTTATTTAGAGTATTCGGTGGAGCGTGCCATCAAGACTGTGGCGCAAACCGCTATCGCTGTGATCACGGGTTCACAGGTTTTGAATGTTATTGATGTGGACTGGGCGCAGGTTGCGGGGATTGCTGCGCTTGCCGGTGTCATGTCGCTGCTTACCTCGGTGCTTGTCTATGACAAGGCTGGCGAGTAATGGAACGCGAAACCATTGATGGTTATTCTGTGCCAGTAGACCCGATGGACTTACTGAACTGCGATTCCTGCCAGTAGTTACTGACCAAGCCAGGCATACACTGTACGCCTTGTAACGCCCGCTTTTTTAGCGAGCGCCTTGATGTTCGCAGTGTCCTCATATTCGGTCTGTACACGGCTCCTGAGGGCTGTGGTGACCTTTTCTAGGCGTTCCAGTTGCCACTCTCGGAGGTCTGCGAGTTGTTGCAGGCTCATGGAGTCTAGATCGTAGTTTCCTGGGTTCATCATGGGCACTACTATACACGCCGATGGGGTGGGTTGTTGCACATTCTGTGTGTAGTGGGGTACAGTCTGGGTATCGCCTAACGAAAGGGAAAACTCATGGGTGTTTACAAACAGATTGATGCGGTCATGCAGGAGGCTATTCAGGATCCTGCTTTGAGGGACACGGTGGAATGGTACGCGGCACACATTCACCAGTTGTCACCGGAGCTGATGAGGGCGATTCTCACGGATGAGGATTTCTTCCAGAAGGCTTTGACAGTGTGGGACAACGAACGGTTCTCACCTAAGCCTGCTAGTGAGCATGTTGCTTTGCAGGAGCCCGTGGTGAGGCGCAGGGAATTGCGTGAACCTAAGCGTTCCGGCATGTGTGTTGCAGGGTGGTCGCTTATCGGTGTTGCACTTGTGGCAAGTGTTGCACTTGTGGTGGTGAACCTGTGACCGGCTGGGCGCTCATGGTGGTGGGTGCAGCGTTCCTGTTCGCTCCAGGGATGATTGACCCGTTGGCACCTATCAATGGTGCCTCGCTTATTGGCTTGGGTTTGGTTGCCTGGGCTTCCATGAAACTGCTGAAAGGGAATGACTAATGGAAATCACATTGGATGAGATAACACCTGAGCTGATGGGTGAACTGTCTGCTGAGGGTGAGGAGCAGAAACTTTCTGCGCTCACACAGTATGAGGTGCGATCCCTCGGTGATGAGCTTGATGTTGCTGTCACTTATGCTTCACAGGTGTTGGCCCGCTGCCAGTTGCGGGCAATCCGTTTGGATAACCTCGGGGTGAAGGTGCCTGAGATTGCGAACATGTTTGATATGCCGGTGGGGACTGTGAGGAAGTGGTTGCGGTCACCTGTGAGGGTTGAGCTGGAAGGGGTGCAAGCATGATGGATTTGAAGTCTGATGGGCGTGATGTGAATGTGCGGTTGCGGGATGATGTGTGGGCGATGGAGGAGCCTGGCACTTTGTCTTTGACTCGGACTCAGGCTCACGCGCTGCGGTTACATTTGAACGCTTGGGCGATTGCCACACAGTTCGAGGACATTGATGAGGATGGCTAACGATCCGATTAACATGAAGATAACTAGGAAGGGAAAATAATGAGCAAGTCAAACTACACAAGTGAACTACCCCCGATGGTGGATTTGAAACAGGCGGCAGATGCGCTCGATGTTTCACTTAACACTGTGAGGAACTGGGTTAAAGATGGGACACTAAAGGCATATCGTCTTGGCCCGCGTTTATTGCGTGTGAGGGTGACCGACCTGAACGCTTTGGTTAGTCCCCTCGACAACCTTGAAGCAATAGAACTGGATGGCTAACGCTCCGATGGGAGAGTCCCAGCCCAAATCCCATAGGGTTCCCGCGCCTCTAAAGCGTAGGCGAAACATTGGAGCCTTACAGGGCATCGACCGCAGACGGCCTTCGCTGTCTGGATTGCGTAGTCCCGTGTGTGTTTGTCTGGGTAGTCCTCTGGGAAGAATATGTCAGGGATTTGCTCACACTCCACACCACCATTCCGCTCGATGGCCTCAGACAGCTCGGCGTAGGACTGTGTCTGTCGGTGGTTACTCATACGGTAATACTAACGGGGGTGGTTGACGGTGGAGAACGTTACGGATGCAAGGGTGATGAGGATTGCTAAAGCTTTCCTTTTTGCTTGGGAGGAAGCATATTCGGACAATGGTGCTTTGTGGGAGCGTGCCCGTGATGCGCTTGACGTCGAATGCGACGGTGTCCCCGAAGAGCTTGTTCAGCACGCCCACGATGTTGCTACAGCGTCATGGCGGAGAAGGTACGGAGGTGTAAGGAAATGATTCATCACAGCAGGTTTGTTGCTTCTAAGGCAATCAGTAAAGATGGTTGGTTGGAGGCTCGCAGGGAGGGTGTCACGGCGACACAAGTGTCACGGGCGGCGTCCGGCCCTGGAGGGTTCGAGCAGGCTGTGCAGGACTACCGGACAGAGTTCGTGGAGCAGGATAACCCGTACATGGCGTTCGGTCGTGTCTGGGAGGCACCTATTAGCATGTTCGTGAAGGAACACACAGGGGTTATGCCTAACGAGTGGCTCATTTCATCAGCCGTGTCGGACCATTACCTGGCCACACCTGACGGGTTATCCCTCAATCATGAGGTGATAAGTGAAATCAAAACTACGGGGAAGGATTGGGATCCGTTGAAGCTCCCCATCCAGTACCGCAGGCAGGTCCAATGGCAGTTACATGTTACGGGTGCGAAGATGTGTGTGTTTGCGTGGATGTTACGTGGGGAACGTGCTGGCCTGTTTGTGCCGGAATGGTTCGAGCCTCGTATTCATGAGATTGAGCGTGACGAGGAAATGATTGCTTCGTTGGTCAAGGTGGCTGACGATTTATGGGAAGAGGTATGGGATGACTAAGGTGACGGTGACGGTGGAGCTGGAGGCTGACGATTATGGGTCGCTTCTTTCCGCTGCTAACGAGTCGAGAACATCGGTAAGCGAGTTCGTGAACGGGCTGCTCGAAAACTATTTGGAGGACAATTATGGCCAGGTTTGATTTGGCACAGTATTCGACTGTGGCGGAACGTATTGAAAAGTTCTGGGAGCGCTACGAAGGGGGCCGTCTGCACACAGAGGTTGTGCATTTCAGTCCTGAGCAGGTTGTGATTCGTGCAGAGGTTTATTTGGATCGTGACGATGAGCGCCCTGTGACGGTTGACTTCGCTGAGGAACGCTTGGACACGTCCCCGGTGAACAAGGTGTCGATGGTGGAGAACTGTGCCACCTCCGCTATCGGTCGTGCCTTGGCTGACCTTGGTGGGGACTTCACAGGTGCTAAGCGCCCCTCAGCTGAGGAGATGATGAAAGTGCAGCGACATGACACTCAGCAGGTGAAACGTGATTGGGTTGTCGAGGCGGAGAAATTGTCGGACGTGGACGCTTTGCGGTTACTATGGGCTGAAGCATCACAAGCTGGTGCATCGCAGACAGTCCTAACGAAAGTGAAAACCCGTGCGGAACAGCTCGGTACTGATGGCAAGCCTGAAGGAAGTTCATGAGGCTTACGTTGAAGCGCAGCGCACCCACGGGGATGTGCTGTTTTGGCAGGCAGTTTATTGTGAAAGGTTGGTGATGCTTTGTGATGGTGTCGGAGATCGTGCAAGAGTTGGCAGAATTGACGGCGGAGAACAAGAAAGGTGTTGAGGCGTTATATGCTGCGGAGGCTACCCTGGCTCAGGCTGAGAAGGATTTGGACACGGCTGAGGCAAGTGCGTTTCTTTCGGAGTCTGGGTCTGTCGCTGAACGGCAAGCGCACGCGAAGCTGAGGTGTGCTGATATCCGGTTTGACAGGGATATTGCGAAGGCGCAGGTGAATAGGGTTCGCACTAAGTTGCGGGTCATCGAGTCTGCTTTGATGGCCCAGGCCACCATGTCGAAGCTGATGCAGGCGGAGATGAAACTATGACGGATCATGATGAGCGGTTCATCGCAGGCATGGCTCACTGCTATCACCTGCTTGCTCAGGAGCTGCGGGTGAAGCGTGAGGCTTTCGATACGGTGTGGGAGTTCTATTATGAAAACCCTGGGCTCGCTGCTGGGGATAATCAGGTCGAGAAGCAGTTGGCTTTCGCTTCGAGTTTCATGGAGCAGTTGGAGAAGAACATTGAGGGCACATATTTTGATGCCCTTGATGTGGAGAAGGGTGACGCGCCTTTGAACAGGTGTGACAGGGGACCGTACGGATATTAGGTGACGTTATCGGGTTAGCCTTGGGTAACGAATCCTGTAACCAAGGATAAAGTTTTGACACCTAATTTCCGTATATACACGGATGCTGATTTCCATATATACATGGAACGTTTTGTACACATATACATGGATGTGTGTTCGCACAGATTCGACCCTCCAGGATGCGAGCGCATACTATTTGCAGGCTGTTCCGGCTTGTACGCGCCGATGCGGGGCTGCCTGGAAGTGACTTAGGTAGACTGTAGGCATGGCAATCCCGAAGAAGATTCTGAAACAGGTTCAAGGGCGTGACCCTTACTGCTGGCATTGCGGGCGCGAGGATGACCTGGTGCCACACCACAGGATCAACAGGGGCATGGGTGGCTCAAAGCTCCTCGACATTCCCGAGAACTTGATGATGGTGTGCGGGTTGTATAACGGGGCGATGGAGTCGGATTTCTTGGTGGCTCGTGATGCGCGTGGATGGGGTCACAAGCTCCCGGTGTGGGAGTCACCTGAGCATCCTGTGTTCGATTGTGTGGCGTTCAGGTGGTGGGTTTTGCGCGAGGATGGCAGCAGGACTATGATGCAAGACAGCGCTCCGTTTTAGATTGCTGGTAGAATAAACGCGTAACTGAATAAGAGATGGCCCCCCGCGAGGTGGAGTGCAGGAGGCCATCAGTAAACCGATAAACAGAGTATCGGCTACCTCTAATCATACGGGATAGCCGGACAGATTGGAGAAGAATGAACGATAAGCTCGGCTCGGATAATAAGTTCGCGGTCATCCCTGAGTGGGTGATTCAGCTCGACATCTCGCACACGGCCTTCAGGTTGTATGCGGTGCTTGCCAGATATGCAGACAATGTCACACATCAGGCTTTCCCCTCACTTGATACTCTCGCGGAGCGCCTCGGCTGCAGTGAGAAAACTGTCAGGCGGGCGATTGACGATCTAGTGAAACATGGCGCGATTACGAAAGACAACCGTGGGCGCTATCAGTCAAGTCTGTACACGGTGATGACCGGTCTACCCAAAGGGTCAAAAGTGTCCCTCGTAGGGTCAAAAGTGTCCCTCGTAGGGTCAAAAGTGTCCACTCGTTTGGACACGGATGACCAGGTAACTATAACCACTGAACTAGAACCATTAGAACTAGAACCACAGAACGATATTGTTCAAAAGTTCAATGAGTTTTGGTCTGTATTCCCTCGGAAGCAAGGCAAAGGAAAAGCAAAAGAAGCATTTATGAAAGCGGTAGGGAACAGCGTTCATGCGGATGACATTCTTGAGGGCGCTCGGAGGTATGCGTCGGATCCTAATTTGCCAGATCCTAAGTTTGTGCCGATGCCTGCTACCTGGTTGAATCAGGAACGGTGGGATGATGGCCCGCTGCCGTTGAACCGGAAGCTGACAAACAGTGAACGCAATTTTGCAAATCTCAAAACATCCATGACATTATTAGAACCCAAGAAAGAGGTGGAAAGTGGACAAGCTACAAACGCAAGCATTACTGACTTTGGTATCAACCTTCGATCAGCGGATAGTTACTGAAGAAACGGTTGCGGCCTGGTCGGTTATTTTCCGGGACGTTGACTATGACCTGGCTACTAAGGGTGTGATGAAGCATTTTGCTGGGAGTAACACTTATTTGATGCCAGCTCATGTGATGGAGCAGGTTGCAACTTTGGTGAAAGCAATGAAAGAGGATGAGCGCAGCGAGGATGGGTGGAAGTCCGACCCTTGCCCTCTGTGCATCCATGACATTGCGATTGTGCGCTGTGATGAGTGCTGCGCAACGCTCGCCGATGAGGTCAGCAACTTGACTGGGCCTCGGTTGTGGGCTTGGTGTGACGCGAACTTGCTGAAGGCTCTCGCATGAGCAAGTGGAGGGGTGAGGAGTTCATCGAGGAGTTCATTTGGCTGACCGAAAACGGTATGTCTATGATTATGGCTTCGCAGCTGTTGGGGCGTAAGCCTGAAGCTTCTGAACGGTATTTTCATCGTTATGGCCGCGGGGATTTGGCGAGCGGGTTGCGTGGGGAAATGGCGTGGCCTAATATTCCTGGTGGTCACAATGTCTGATGTGGACTGGGCTTCGGAGCTTGGTCTTGACTTGGCGAAGCTCGAGCAGGAACGCTTCGGCTCTTTTTCCCACTGGATCATGCTGACGGAACATAATGTGCGGGTGAAATCGTATGACGCAGGTTTGGAACAGCAAGAAAAAGAAGAGGCTTTTTTGGCTCGGGTTGCCGCTTTGAGAAACGCGGGGGACTATACTTTTTCAGATGAGATGGTCCAGATGGCGATTGAGTCGCTGAATGCCAAGGGTGCAGTGTGAACGGTGTGGCATGGAGTGGACTATCAACTCGGTGCGCAGGAAGGTTATCTTGTGTCAGTCGTGTCGGGCACGAAAAGTGCAGACGGTTCACTCTCCTGAGCATGGGAAGTGTTTACCTTGGGCTGGCCATTTTGGGGCTGACGAGGTGACACCTGTGGACGACGACGGTGTGCCTGTGTTCCCTGGTGTCAGAAGTTGTGGCAATAATGATTGTGTGTCGGTAAAGCATGTTATCGGTTATGAGAAAGAAGGAAAGTAATGATTAGGAACGAAGCTAGTGTGACGGTCACTGGGTGGCTGAACGATGTGAAGGACTTCGATTGGGGTCGCGCGTTGAAGGTCAGCGTTGATGTGAGGAAGAAGAACCACCAGGATGAGTGGGAAACAGTCGACAAGACAATCTACGATGTGACCACGGATGACAAGTCAGGCAACTTTGACGGGGTCAAGCAGGTCACTGTGACCGGCCGCATCTCTGGGACGAACGTCTTCCAGAAGCGTGACGGTACTTCAGGGTTCAGCATCAAAGTGCGTGGGGAGTCCATTGTCCCGGCCACCGATGGCAAAGTCGGTTCCGCTGCGATCATGAACGAGTGGCCTACAGCGAAGATTGGTCAGGGCACACCTATCAACGAGAGCGCACCGTTCTAATGGAGAACTTCGGCAAGATTCTTATCTTTGCGATGGGGATTACGTTCTTCCTGCTGGCCTACCAGGTGCCAACGAACGTGACAAGCGTTTTGGGATGGATATTTGGCTCACTTTTATGCTTGGCGGTTCTAATGTCGTTTGTGAAACCTAAACGGTACCCTGGAGGGCATGGAACTAACATTTGATGTGCTTGGTAGGCCTGCACCTCAGGGGTCTAAGAAGAGCATTGGCAATAACAGGTTTATAGAGTCCTCGAAGTATTTACCGGCATGGCGCTCCGCCGTGAAAATTGCAGCACAATCCGCTGTCAACGTTCATGGATGGGAGCGCCTTTCTGGTCCCTGCGAACTTGAAGTAATGTTTTACTTGGAACGCCCTAAGACTGTGTCCACAGCGAAACGTCCACAAGCGACTGTCCCACCCGACCTGGACAAGCTCATCCGTGGTGTTGGTGACTCGTTGACCGGGGTCGCGTATGACGATGACTCACAAGTAATTCGTATGCTGGCATGGAAAATGTACGCTGACACCCGCGAACCGGGCTGTTTTGTCCGCGTCGCCCCTTTGTCACAGTTCGATAACAGCGCGTTTCAATCCTTAGATTTACTGGACCTACCGGATTACGCTTGAGTAAACCTTCGAAAGGGGAACCTACCATGTACGAATCAGCACAACAGCTTACAGTCCAGTCAGCCAAGATGGAGGACAACATCTTCGAACCGTATGCGATCGCTGAGGCTTTGCTCCGTGACGACAACCTTGTCTGGGATAAGGACTTTGACACGATCCGTTCAGCGCTTGCCGCCGTCATGCATGAGTGTACGAAGGTGAAGAACTTGAACCCGTGGCTTCTTGAGGTCGCGTATCGCCTCATTGACAGCACGCGCGAAAATGCTTGAGGGTTTACAACCGCGCACTGTGGTGAGGCCGTGCGCTGTCAGGACAATCCTTGAGGGGTTGTCTGACTCGGACCAAAAGATTTTGCGTGACGCTCTCGGCAATGTTGAAGCTTGGTCAAATAACGGTCTTGCCACTGCCCTAGGCGAACGCGGGCTTATCATCAGTGACGGCCCTATCCGTAAACATCGCTCGAAACGTTGTACCTGCAAGTAAGGTGGAATCATGCTTGACAATCTAGAACCAGCGAAACGTGTCACACAGTCCAAAGAAGTAAAGTCTGCTCTGGAGTTCGATGGGGTTGAGGGTCACGCGACCACACCAGGTTATGCTGCGGAGCCGGAGAACTTTGACGAGTTCCTGCGGGACGCTGGCATGGACCCTACGGACATTGATGTGATACCTCCGGTGAGGACGTCACGGTGGCAACGCTGGGATGGCGAGTGGTTGACCTCGTACCGGTTTACGTTCCGTCGAAAGTCCAGCCACGTTGACCTACCGTTGCTTATGGCGGAGGCGAAGAAGAAGGTGGGGAAGCCTAAGCTCCCTGCGACCTCCGAGCGCGCCCTTGTCGTATTGTGGTCGGATCTGCAGGTCGGGAAGGTTGACTACCGTGGTGGCACGGAGCAACTGCTTGAACGTGTCGCTTTGATGCAGGCACGACTCATCCAGCAAGTAAAGCGGGAGAAACCTGAGCAGGTTATTTTCGCTGACCTGGGCGATACGGTCGAGAACTTTTACAACGCGAACGCAGCGCAACAAACATATTCAAACGACCTGAGCATTATGGAGCAGGTTGACTTGGCTACGATGTTGGCTTATCAGACGTTGAAGAAAATTGCGGTGCATGTTCCTGACATCACCTATGCGTCGGTCGGGTCGAACCACTGCCAGTTTCGCATGAACGGGAAGACTATCGGCAAGCCGACAGATGACTGGGGTGTCTTCATCGGTAGGCAGATAGCACGCCTATCGCAGGAGGCCGGTCACGGATGGAAGTTCATAGAACCCCAACCACAGGACGAAACCTTAGCGTTGGACGTGTTCGGTGACGGATACCATGTGCTCGGCATTATGCACGGCCATCAAGCGCCACGCCCTGAAAATGTCGGGGACTGGTGGAGAAAGCAAGCGTTCGGCCGTCAACCCGTAGCAGACGCATCGTTGCTCATTCACGGCCACTTCCATCACCTCAGAGTGCAAGAGCTTGGCAGTGTCGACCGTGGCGACCGTGTAGCCTCACGGTTCATTGTCATGGCTCCCACGATGGACAACGGATCTAACTGGTTCAAGATGAAGTTCGGTGAAGATTCCATCCCAGGCCTTGCCACACTCATCCTAGAGAAGGGTGTCGACTACACCGGCACAGTGTTCAAACTGTGAGCCTCGAAGACTGGGACAACATCAACCCGGAAGCGAAAACGTTCCCACCGATTGAGATAGTTACTGAGCATTTCCGTGGTGTCGCTCAAAACTTCTTCACACTTCCCGTTCACATGTACGTCGACCTGCAGTTCGCACGCAGTAACAAGACCGGAGAAGAGATCCTCATTCTGTTGGACGCAGCAGAACAAGCGTTTAGCAAGAGCGACCTTACTGCCCTTGAGGAACTAAACCGGCACGCATTCATCGACGTCATGCACATATGGATCAACAAGTCTGGGCAATGAAACCCCGACCATGCCCTTCGCCAAACCCTGCCTGAAATGTAACAAGATAACAAGGGACGGTTCATACTGTGGGGGGTGCCGCCCCTACCGCCCCCCCACACCGGAGCGCGCCGCCAAGAAGAACTTTCTTTACGGTGGAAGATACAAGGCCAACGCACGCGCCACGAAAGCAACAGCAACACACTGTCACTTGTGCGGTAAAGCTTTCCAACTTGGCGACACTATAGAGGCCGACCACATCTACCCTGAACTGGGCAGCGACTCCCCCCTGGCCCCCGCCCATAGAAAATGCAATTCATCCCGAGGCAACACACCCCTCACCCAGTAACACCTCACACACACACACCCCCCCATACGCCATCAACCGGGGTAGGGTAATTCGTAGCAACCCAACACA